ATGAGCGCGATGATGATCTGGACGAGCGTAGCCATGTGTTAAAAACGCTTTTCTGCTAGGCTCCGTTCCATGGCGAATATACACTGCGGAGAAACGTGGCATCTCGAAACAACAGGTGCTTAAGGATTTTGTCACCGGCAAAGTGCCGCTACTGGAGATTCCCAATCTGCCGGCGGCCGCCGTGAACTATCTGCGCCACAAGGGCTACCTATGATTCGCCGCACCTATCAATGCAACGATTGCGAGCAGTATTTCACGATCGAGTGCGCGCCTGAGGATCCCGATCCGAAATGCCCGAACCCGGCCTGTGACCAGGTGTTGGACTGGCGGCCGCAGAAACTGACCATCGGCGGCTCGATCGAAGGCAAGGCGGTTAACGAGACCTATAAGACGCTGGAGCAGGATTACGGGCTGTCGAATTTCAAGGATAATGCGCAAGCCGGCGAGACCGGCATTATTCGCCGCCACGAGACCAAGGCCGAAAGCGAGCTGGTCGAGCGCGAGTTCCGCGAGCAGGTGGCGCAGATGTCGCCGGAAAAGACCGCGCAATTCTGGGGTGGGGCCGCCGGCGCGCCGACCGCTATGACGTCAGCGACCGGGCACTCGCTGATCCAGATGGCCAAGGTCGGGCCGCAGGGACCAAACCCGATGACCATGTTCCACAACGCTGCGGTCAAGAATAAGATCTCGCGCGATCCGCGATCGATGATCTCGGAAGGCTATCGGGCCGATTTCACTAACAGCGCCAGGAAGAAGGCGTGAGCTTAAAGCTGCCGAATAATAATATTGAAGGCTGGGCGATGGAGTTGATCGCCGAGTGCCGCGAGACCGCGGAGCAACGCCGCGATACGCTCAAGCTGTGGCGGTCGTACTATTACACTGGCACCGAGCAGGGCGTGGTCGCCACCTATAATCGTTGCTACGCCCATGTCGATCGGCTGGCGGCGTTTCTTTATTCACCGACCGATGTGCGTTATTCGGTCGAGGTCGACGAGGATGAGGAGGAGTCGACTCACGCGCAATGCGACGCCGCGGCGCGCAAGCTCAATCGCACCTTTCACACCAAGAACCTTGACTTAAACTTTGCCACCGCGGTCAACGGCGCGCTGGTCGACGGCGTTAATATCCTCAAAGCGGTGTGGGGTCACGACGGTCCTGAGGGCCATGTGGTGCGGCCGCAGTTCTTCGGCGTGCTGCGCGAGGACATCGACGAATTGGATCGCCAGGAAGCCTTCGTGCATTCGACCTATCTGACGCCGTCGGCGTTCGAGCGCACCATTACCGACCACCCTGAGCGCCGGCAGCTGATGGCGCGGATCCGCGAGATGGCGCAGACCACCAAGGAACGCGACGAGTTTGAGGACGATTTTTTTCATCAGATCGTGGTCGGCGGCACCCAGCCGGTGGCGACCACCGCCGGCACCACCGGCTCCGGCATGGTCGGCGTCGTCGGGGTGCCGACCCCGCAGCTCAACGCCAAGGTCGCGGCCTCGCTTATTCGCGAGGATGAATTGTGGGTGCTTGATCGCGCCCGCGATGACTACACCACTATCCGCATGGTCAAGGACATCTGCATTGAGGGCAAAGAGCGCCGCCGCAACCTCAACGGCGTGACCGATACGCTCGGCAATTGGACCGAGATGAAAGGCTTTCACCCGTTCATCAAGATTTGTCCCAATGAGGTGCAGGGCTATTTTTGGGGCATGAGTGAGATTAATCAGATCTATCGGCTGCAGGATGATTTAAGCGATCAGCTGATGGCGTTGCGCAAGTTGCGGCGCCTGAAAGCCGAGCCGCCGCGATCGGCGGTCGGCTTTGCCGGCTTGAACCTGGAGAAATACAAGGCGTTCAACCGGCCGCGCGGTTTTATTGCCGAGGAAAATCCCAACGCCAAGATGGAGGACCACGCGCCGGATATTCCCGAAAGTTTTTTTACGTTCCTCGACAAGACGCAACTGTTGTTCGACGAGGTGGCGGGCTTCACTCCGGTGCTGCAGGGCCAGGGCGACCAGGGGGTGCGCTCGCAATCGCAAGCGGCGCTGCTCAATCGCAACGCTTCACCTCGGATGCGCGACCGGGCATTGCTGGTGGAACGGCAATGTGCCGAATGGGGCGAATTTATCTTTCGCATGCTCCAAGCCAAGGATGCCTTGCTGCAGGCGGCTGGCAACAACAATACTTTTTTGCTCTCGCAACTGCCCGACGACGCCAAGGTCACGGTCGACAGCCATACCTCCTCGCCGGTCTATCAGGACGATGCGCTTCGCTTGGCGGTGGTGCTACAACGGGCGGGGGCCATCGATGGCGCCGACCTCATTATGTTGACGCACCCCCCGCACGAGGATATTTTGATCAAGCGGGCGAAAGCGCGTGAAGCGGCCCAGGCCAAACTGCTTGCCCAGCATCCTGAACTGCTGATGAAGGGTAAGAAAAAGTAGCTTATGCTTTTTCTTGCGCTTTAAGCTGACCGCATCCTCGGGAGGTCGATTCGCTCGAGTCTCGCCTCCCTAATTCTGGAGAGTTGAGATGACTCGCTATCGTCGACGCAAACATCGCCGGTAATTAAATGCCGATGCTGCCTCCCGCGCTGTCAGGTCAACCGCCGATCGGCTCTGCTCCCATCTCGGTGCCGGCTGGCTCGCCTGGCGCCAATGCTGACGGCCTGGCTCAGGTGCGGGAGGCATACAAGCTTCTTAACGACGCCCTGCCAAAATTGCCGATCGGCTCCGATCCCTACAACAAGGTGTCGAACATCATCCAGCAACTCGTCAAATTAGCCCCGCCCGGCTCTGAAGTACCCGGTGTGCAGCAGACTCAGATGCGCAATGTAATGGCTAACGCCGGCAAGAATGCCATGCTGCAGCATGTTTTGTCCTCCCTCGGCGGTGCCGGGGGCGGCGGCGGTTCGCCCGGCGGGGTGAATGCGGGGGCGGGCATGCCTGGAGCGCCGCCCATGGGTGCGGGAGCGCCGATGGCGGGGCCTGGCGCATGACCGTCCCCAACAACCACGAGGAGTAACCAATGGCTGCCAAGAATTTTCCCGGTCCTAATATCAATCGGATCATCGAGAAGGATCCGCAGATCGTTAAAATCGATCTCGACAATATGGGGTGGGGGTCGCGGACCTCGATCTTCGGTTATCTGAACGCCGATCCGCGCAGCCAGGACCCCGGCGCGCCGGGCGCGCCGGAAATCACCATCTCGCATGTGCCGAGTAAATCATAATGGTCGACATTTCCGAGGAACAGCTGCGCATTCTCAACGGCTCCAAGGCGCTGCTCGATAAATTGCTGACCGGCAAGACTCGGCGGCGCCAGGAGCAGCTGATTAAGGAGCATTACCCGGAAACTCAGACCGTCGACGACGTGGCGGCGCCCTACGTCGAGGAGATCACGGCGCTGCGCAAGGACCTCGATGAGTTCAAGAAAGAATTGAAGGGCAACAAGCTCGACGAGCGGCTGTTCTCCGATATCGACTATCTGAAAAGCAACGCCGGCGGCAATTGGACCGACGACGGCATCGACAAACTGAAAAAGTTCATGGTTGAGCGCGAGATTCCCTCGATCAAGGACGCCGCCGCGGTGTGGGAACGGCGCAATCCGCCGGCGCCGCAAACGCCGTCGACGTTCCAGCCGACCGACTGGGGTTTCGGCCGCAAGACCGAGGATCCCGACGTCAAGTTGTTGTGGGAAGACGAGGACGCCTGGGCCGACCAGGAGGCCCGCAAGGCCTGGAACGAAGAGACCGCCAAAAAAGGACAGATCATCACGTAACGTCATTGGGGCCGCCGACCCTAAGCTTTTAAGGAGACATCATGCCCCAGTTAGGTGTCGGCATCGTACCGTCCGGTGCGATCGGCAACGAACTCGTCGCCACCACGCGGCGCGCGTTTGTGCCAAGGCTCGTCGTGCAGGTTTACAAGGCCACCCCGATGTTGTCGTTGCTGCTTCGCAATGCGCAGCGCGCCAAGGGCGGTGTCAGCCAGGTCACCATCCCGGTGCAGGGCGGCTCCTATGTGGCGTTCTCGTGGTCGGACTATTCGGGCGTGTTTCCGCAGCCGAGCGTTTTGACCGCGGCGCAAAATGCCGAGTTCAACTTGAAGCTCGGTGTGGTGCCGATCCCGTTCATGGGGATGGAGGCGCTGATCCAATCGTCGGAGGCGGTGATCCCGATCCTCAAGGCTCGGATGGCCGACGCCAAGACCGTGGCGGTGCAGGCGATCTCCAACGCGCTGTTCACCAACAACACCGCGCAGCCGACCCAGGTCGATTCGCTGGCGATGGCCTACGACGATGCCACCAATGTCACCAGCTATGGCGGCATCTCGCGTACTGCGGCCGGCAATGCGTTCTGGAAATCAACCTTGGTCACGAGTGCCGGTGCGGTGCTGACCCGGCTGCTGATGATCCCCTATTTGGTGCAGACCACCTACCTGGCCGGCGGTGAGGCGCCGGATTTTGTGGTGATGTACCCGGGCGACTGGACCAAGCTGATGACCGACTTCATG